TTGGAATCCATGACCACGACGCGGTAGAGCAGATATGGGTATTAGAAGGGCAATGCACCGTGGACGGTGTTAAGGTCCGTCGCTTCGGCACCAGGCGTTTTGCCCGTGGTAAAGAGCATAACGTCAGCAGTTTAAACGGGTGTCGTTTGATCGTGCTGTTCTCGGATCCGGACAAGTAGCCGGTCCTTTATCCGGGCTGAGGGTGGGGCGTACTTAGTGGCCTAATCACGAATCACTACCGATTCATAACCACAACTACCTTCCTATGAAGATCATCAAATTGCAGGCTCCAAAGCTAAAGGCCCCTCGCGTAATCCGAAGCAGCGCGGACGGCAACCTCGGCGTAGAATCCATCAACACCATCGTCACCGTTGGTGTCACGTTCACCGTAGACTTCCTCAGTGCGCTTGCTTCGCGTAACTATATAGGGATGGCAACGACCGCTTTCGGTTTGCTGCAGTACGGTAACGTGATCGCTTTACTTCCCCTCGCGCTGGAGGAAATCAAAGACACTTCCCTGGCAGAGAGTAACGAAGTCGTTGCTCATTTCGCTTCGGTACTTGATCTCGAGAACAATGAGACGGAAGCACTCATTGAGCAGGCTGCTGCTTTGCTACCTAAGATTTACGAGCTGGTACTCGATGGCTACTCTCTCTTCGGACGTGTTTCTGCTCTCGTTCAGGAGACCCGTCAGATATTCAGCGGTAATCAGGAAGATACTGCGGTAATCGACCTGGCTTTCCGCGCCAATACGGAGCGCCTGATTGCTGCTTAGATCGCAATTGACACATAAAAGAAGACCGCGCACACACTGTTGAGCGCGGTCTTTTTTCATTATCTTAGCCCTTGCAGTAGGGGCAACCATTGTCGTCCCCATGAACTTAAAGTGTACTATTCCCTGTATTCCTTACCTCGCCAAGTTTCTCTATAAAAAAGAGCGCCTGGAGGTAGGCTCCCGCATCGACCTGAACCATGCTTCGGGCGACATCCCCTATGTGTTATCCAATCTCCTTACAGGAAAAATTCAGGCCGACCATTATTCTGCTGATGATTTTCCGGAGGAGAAGTACACAATGGACGTTAATTTTTCCATTGCCCCAAGAAAATTAAACTACGGAAAAATAACCGTCGGCGAAGATGCCGTACGGGTATTCAATTCTTTCATCCGGAAGAATCTGCACGAGATACTGATGGACCGCATAATGCAAGGCCGAAAACTCAAACCGAAGGTTAAAGAGAAGGATATCATCTATGCTTTTATCATCGAATTTGAGATCGGCGACGACATTTCTTTCGATGCATTGAAAAAATACCAACAAAGGCTGCGAAAAGACCGCGAAAACGGCCTATTTCGTCAACAGAGTTGTCTGGAGGCTGCATAGCTAATGTTTATGCGGGTTCCAGCGGTTTTTAACTAAAAACCCGTGTCCCTCAGTTTTTGTCCCTTTTTGCTGGTAGTCAGCCTTTTACCCCTTCGTTCGCGCATCTTAATTAGTTCCTTATGACGCCCTCAATATCTTCTGGCTGCGGCCAGATCACCGTCGGATTAAAGAAGATTGAATATCTCCTTATTAAGGACATCCCCGCGGGGCAATTATTTGCAATTGTGACTTCGCAGTGGCGCCGCATTACGGACCCTGACCCTAGTGGCGCCAGCTGGCAAAATTTACCTGCTCTTCCGATACCGACGTGGACGGAATCTAGCATAAAGAGTGCGCAGGGTACTCGCTACGGCGAGCTTGTAACCGCCCGGGTTCCACAATTGTCAGTGGGCACCTCCGCATCAATGGACACGCTGAGTCGTAACCCAATGCTGGTGCGGATAACCACGGTAAACGACGTGGTTTACCTCCTGGGGAACTACGAACAAAAGATGACGCTCTCCTTCCAGCGCAGCCAGGGCGGCGGCGGGCTGTTCGGAGGCTATAACGTATCGATCGTAGGAGAGATGAGTCACGCGGCTACGCGCTAGCCGTCCTTTTGCTGGGAGGCTGATGGTGCGAACATTGCACCATGCCAAAGCCGAAGAACATTACTGGTATCTCCCAAATTGCAGTTAATCAAGATGATGGATTCGCAACGATGTACCTGTATGGTGTTATCGGCCAGCAAAGCGAGACCTCGTTGTTGCCGGAAGATCGGACGACGGAAGACCTTACCTCCATCACGTTCATAAAAGCACTTAATAAGCTAAGTCAAACTAACGACCTTATTAAGCTGAGGATCAATAGCCCAGGTGGTAGTATCGGAGAAGGTGAAGCGATTCGTGAGGGCATCCTCAATTGCTCCGCTGAAGTACATACCTATAATGATAGTATCGCCGCTAGTATGGCGTCCATTATTTGGTTAGCTGGTTCTCAGCGGTTCATGGGCCGCAGCGCTAAGCTGATGTTCCATTCTCCTATTAATATCGTCATGGGTAATGCCATTGAACTACGTGACGCCGCTGACGTCCTCGACAAATTCACGCAGGCAAGTGCGGAGGGCATCTCATCGCTTACCGATATGACGGTTGAAGAGGTGCAAGAACGCTTTTTCAACGACGGTAAGGATCACTGGATGACTTACTCCGATGTCGAGGACATTGGATTCCTCTCAGGAGGTGAAGGCTACGATGTGGCACAGCAACTACCTGCTAACGTAGAGCAACTCTCCTATTCCCAACTACTACAACTCTTCGAGGCTAAGCCTTCCACAAAGGAAAGCAAGCCTTTTATCAGCCGTGTCCGTGCTTTCGTAAGCCCAAAGCAGGTCACCGCCCCCAACCCCGTAAACTCCGAACCCGTGAAACCACAGGACCTCCGCGCCGCCATCGATTCCGGCGATCTCACCCCCGACGACGTCAACCAGGTAATGGCCGATATCGCTGCCGAGGAAGCAGCTAAGAACCCCGCCCCGCCGGTGACGGCTCAGGCGCTTTCCGAAACCATCCAACTGGCCGTTAAAGCCGGCCTGGAGGAGCACACCAAGCCCCTGCTGGATAAAATCGACGAGCTGGAAGGCCAGGTAAAGCAGCTGGGTGATTCGCCCGGTGACGGGCCTGCTAAGCTGGGCAAGCTGGACGACCAGAAGAATACCAAAATCACTGCCGTAAAGCAGGATTCGGACTTCTTCTCCCAACTGGCCGATGACGGCCGCCGTCCGTTCCGGAATCCGGCATCCGACATCCGTGAAACGGCTTAAAACCGCCGCCCACCTAACTCTACTACCCCGGCTACCGCAGCCACAACCCCGCTATCATGGCAACCATCATCGAAACTACCGCCGCGTCCCTGAACCGGCACGCCGTTGCGTACAATCAGACCATTAACCAGCAGATGCGGGTCGGAATGGAGTACGAAAACATCTTCACCGTTCGTGCCAGCGACAACGTTTGGTCCGCGCCTAACGTAACCGCCGGTGAGGTCGTACAGCCCTATCAGTCCGGTTTTACGCCGAAGAACAGCGTGACGTTCGACGCCGAAGAGCTGAAGCTCCAGAAGATCAAGATCGACATCATCTTTGAGGCTGACGACATCGAAAAGTGGTTTGAAAGCTGGCGCGTCGAGTGGCACGAGATCGGTAAGCCCGAAGGCGACTGGTCGTTCCCCCGCTACATCTACGACATGATCCTCATGCCGAAGATTCTGGAGGAAATGAACACCAACGCTTTCAAGGGGCTGTACGTGGCTCCCGCCGTAGGGGTGGCTGGACTTTCCATCAACTCCGTTACCGGACTGATCGAACGCCTGAAGGCGGGCGTAACGGCCGGTGACATCGCCGAGATCGTAACGGGTGCCATCACGGCCACCAACGCGGTCAACAAGTTTGAAACGTTCTCCGACACGCTGCCGGAGCTGTACCGGGATCTTCCCGGCGTTATCTATACTGATCATGACAATAAGCGGTTCTACGATCGCGACTACCGTGGCCAGTTTGGTTTCGGAGCGGGCGTAGGCACCAACGAGAACACCGAGTCGCGGATCGACTCTACTGGTAAGCGGATCCAGGCCCTCCACGGCCTGACCGGTACGGGTGGCATGATCTTCGTTCCCGATACGAAGACCAACCTGGTATGGGGTACCCGCATCGGATACCCCACGATGCCGAACCTGCGCTGGAAAGACGACGGTATCCGCGTCCTCAAAGCCACCACGGAATTCTACCGTTTCTACGGCTACGAATACCCCAAGGAGGTCTTCATCAACGATATGTTCACCCCGGCCTAAGCGCCCCTCTTTCCCAATCTAAAACAACGACCGGCGCTCACCCTTACCGGTGAGCGCCACCAACTCTACCATCATGGCTGATAAGAATAAAGACGACCTGCAGACGGAACTCGACCAGATCAAAGCGGAAAACGCTAAGCTGAAGAAAGATAACGCCGTCCTGGCCTCCGAGAAGGTGGAACTGGAGGCTACCCTTACGGACGCTTCCATTGCCGGCGCACCGATGAAAATCGCTGGAAAGGCTACGGTCGTTCTGACGGACATCAACGGCAACGAGGTTAAAAAAACGGTCGGTTTTAAGCCTGGCCGCCGCCAGGTCCGCCTCCAGAACGGTGCAGCTGTCAGTTCCGCCGGTTTCCTGAAAGTCGTCAACGGGCAGAAGCTCAGCGATGAAGAGAAGGCCGACGAGAACCTCGCCAGCCTCAGCCAGGAGGACGCTAAGGCCCGCCTTGAGTACCTAGCCCGCGTAGGCGGACGGAACCTCGAAGAGCGCAAGTAACTGCCTCACCGGCTCCACACCACCCCCCTAACCTCTAACGCTACCCCCATGAGCTTTTTCAGTCTCGCTACCATCAACAAGTGCCCCAATACCCGCACGCCTGGACTCAGCTCCACCGGCTATTTCGGGCTCTTTCCCGAAATGGACGGATACCCCGATACCGTTGCTCAGCTGAAACTCGCCGCAGACCCGGCCGGAGAGGTTTTACCCGGCGACAAAAAGAAACTCGGGGAGGCCTTCGTCTATAAAACGGGCGGCTACCACCGCACCATTCCCATCCTGGTAGACACCGGAGATACCGCCAACAACAGCGTCGGAGAAATCGGCAGCCTGATGAACGAAGGCGTTTACCGCGGCTTCATCGAGGGCGACGAAGACCAGGTACGGGAGTGGATCGACTGCCTGAAAGCGCACTCCGGATGCCTCCACATCCTGGCCAAGACGAAGAGCGGCCAGACGGTCAGTATCGGCACGCCGGACTATCCCGTCTACGTCCGTAGCTACGCCGGTGGCAGCGGTGGCGGAAGCGGCGACGCAAAAGTCGGTTACAACATCGTGCTGTACACCGGTAACCCCGACACCTATCAATCCATTGACCTGACGGAATTCCCGATTGGTCTGGAACCCGCGGTTTAATCGCCGACGGTTAACCCTACCAAAACCATTACCTACCATGGCCAACAATACCGACAAAGCCGCTGCGGACAAAGCCGCCGCTGAGAAAGCAGCAGAAAAAGCAGCCTCCGAAAAGGCCGCAACGGCCCCTAAATCCGATACCCCGACGCTACCAAAGCCCCCCAAAGGCTACAAGCTAAAGGACTGGACGTTCGGGTCCAGGATCGACGCCGGCAAGCACGGCATCGTCGACCTTGAAACGCTCACGGAGCAACGCGCCGCCAAACTGGTGTCAAAGGGGTTCAGATACCTCGAAAAAGCCTAGGGTCCGACGACCCGTATTTGCTGGTTAATTGACGAATCCTGCCGTCCTTCGGGGCGGCAGGATTTTGCTGTTTATTGTGGTCATGACGATTAGAAAAAGAGCGCAAGCATGGCTGAAGGACCGGGGTAGCTTCCTGGACGGTGTCGGCCTGCTGGAGAGTGAGGGCGGCAGGAACGCCCTCCGTTACGCACCGATACTGAAACAGCAATTCGTGAGCCAGCGGAACATCGAGCGGTTACGCGCCGACGTAATCAGTATGATCGGGCGATTACCGGCGGACGTGGACCCCGCTCCTTCAACCTCCCCCGCACCTGCGTCCGCGCCCGGAATAAACGGCCCGCAGAAGGTTCCTGACACGCCGCGGATAACCGCTATACGTAACCAGCAGGTGATGCTACACAAGCAGCGCAGCGACCTGAAAAGCCGCCTGACGGCCCGTGCGCTGGACGACCCCGATAATTATACAGATGCGGACCGCTACGACCTGGCCGTCGAGATAATGGCCACCGTGCCCCTCCTGGACGAGCTGTATGACCAGACCCGCCGTTTCGAGGCCGAAGGCATCGAGCCCGCCGACGACGCGCAACTGATCCGCCGGCAGACCGTAGCGGAGATGAAGGAACGGTCGAACCTGCGAACTAAGATATCCCGCCTGAAAACGGCCGCGGACAAGGGCGATAAAGCCGCCATCGCCGAGCGGGATGGCTACCAGGAGCGCGTCGACGAACTGAACGCCCGCCTGGAGCTTTAGCGTCCTTTCCGGGCGCGTACGCAGGTGCGATGTTTGGGATATGGGCAGAAAACGCACCGACGCTATCCGGGACTTCCTGGAGGGAGAACTCCACTTCGCCGAACTACGCGAAACCGAGCGCGATTACCTCGAACAGATGAAACTGGTGGAGGCAATGTGGTGCAACGGAAAGCCCGACGTGGCCGTCCGGACGGCCCTATGTGAAAAATTTCACATAACCGACAACACCGCCCGCCAGTCGCTGCGTGACTGCTCCCTGGTGTTCGGCGACCTGAAGGACGTGAACCGCAAAATGATGCGGTACCGCGCCAGCCAGATGTCGCTTAAGGCCTACGACCTGGCCGAAGCCGAGGGCGACTACAAGGGCATGATCGCCGCCACGAAAGGCTTCGTCGAGGCCAACGGTATTAATAATGAAGACCCGGATCTACCCGATTTCGAAAAATTCACCGGCGGCGCCATCCTGATGGCCCTCCCGCCCGGTATGGAGAAGCTGGTGGAACTGATGGCCGTGCAGGGCGGCGTTATCGACCATACCGAACTGCCGGAAGGTTGGACCCCGATGCCCGACCTGGAACCCGAACAAGAACCGCTCACCATAGACACCGACTACGATGAGCTTGAACCCTGAAAAACAGACCGCGCTCAAAAACGCGATCGCGGCCGTTCACGCCAAGGGCAGCGGAGATATTGAGGGCCTACTCCGTGCTGCGAACCCGCGCCTTATTCAGCCGAACATTCCCCAGGCGGTAGCCGCTTACGTTCCCCACCAGTTCCGAATACTTGAATGGGGGCGCGGTACGGGCAAGACCACCACCCTGGCGGGGATGGTGTACCGCTGCGTTACGCTGATGCCGAGGAGTACGGGCCTCTTCATCGTGCCGAACTACCAGCTGGCGCTATCTCACATCATCCCTCCCCTGGTGAAGGGCCTGGAGATGTACGGCCTGTACCAGAACCTCCACTACTTCATCGGCGAAAAGCCGCCCCTGAACTGGAGGAAGCGCTGGGGCCGGGCCTACGAACACCCGAAAGACCATAAGCACTACATCACGTTCTGGAACGGAACGGGGATGCACCTGATCAGCCATGACCTACCCAATGACGGCCGGGGCATTAACTCCGACTGGATCATCGGCGACGAGGCCGCCCTGCTCGATGCCCTCAAATTGCAGAAAAACACCGATCCCACCCGCCGGGGAACTAATCAAAATATGTTTGGCAGCTGCCCCCTGCTCGGCCTGCGGATGTACGTGAGCTCCACCCCCATCACCCCCCAGGGCCGGTGGATGTTCAAGTACGAGCAGCTGGCCAGGGAGCACCCGGATAAGTATATCTACCACCGGGCCACCTGCCAGTTCAACCTCCACAACCTTCGCCGAGGCTACCTGAAAGAGGCTGAGGAGGACGCCTATAAGCTGTGGATATTCGAGGCCGAGTACAAGGGTATCCGTCCTAAGTTCACAATGGACAGCTTCTACCCCCTGTTCGACAGTGACGTTCACTGCTACCGGGAAGAGACGGTGGGGGAGTTCCATTTCAGCCTGTTAGGCAAGCGCAGCGATTGTAGCCGGGATATGGACCTGACCCGGGGCGTACCGCTCACGCTGGGCGTAGACTGGGGGGCGGCCATCAATTGCTTAACCATCAACCAGCATCTGCGCAGCATCAATGAGTACCGCACCCTGAAGGATATGCACGTGCTGGGCGATGACCAGAAGATCCAGGATGACCTGTTCGATGACTTCCACCAGTACTACCTGCCCCACCAAGCCAGCTGCAACATCATCAACCTGTGGTACGACAACACGGGTAACCTACGCACCGGCAACACCCGCCAGACCAGGGCGGAACAGGCTAAGGCGCAACTGGAGAAGCTGGGCTGGCGCGTCAACCTCATGACGCTGGGCCTCACCAACCCCCACCACGAAGACAAGTACAACCTGTGGACACAGATGCTGCGGGGCGATGACCCCCGCCTGCCCCGCTACCGCTGCAATTACTACCAGACCACCAACCTGCAGGCCAGCCTCGGCAATGCCCAGGCTACTGAAGGTCGCAACGGTGAGGTAAAGAAGGACAAGCGCATCGAGAAGAGTAAGAAGATTGACCGGGAGCACGCCACCGACCTGAGCGACGCCAACGACTCGCCCATCTACGGGTTGTTCGGTCACCTGCTGTACTCCTCCGGTACCGCCCTGCCCGCCCCACGCGTCAGCGGACGGTGACCCCGCCGCCCCTGCATATATCCTTGATTTTTATGCCCACAATTGTGAGGATGGACAGGCAACGGCGGGCTGCTTTGCCGCAACTTGCGGGAATCGCACCCAATCAAGCAAGTACATTCCTGATAATGAGACGAATATATATATGTGTTGCGCAAGTGACCAGAGGGACCTTTGATTAGGACTGTTCAGGAAAGGTGATAGAAAAGGCTTGTCCTTTCCCCCGCGTCCTAGCCGCTTCATCTTGCGGCCATGATCGACGGGGAACTGTACCACGGCTACAACTTGCACCAGGCGGAGAACCACCCGGACCTTCTGCACGCGGATGACAACCTTGTGTTCGCACAGGTCGGGGTGGAGGAAGCTATCGGTGACCTTCGTAATCCGAACGTCACGGAAAGCGGTTACATCATGCGCTCGTTCAATCCGAGCTTTCGCATCAAGCCGGGAGAACAAAATCCGGAACAACAGTACGAAGGAGGCTTCCTGATCGCCGGCCGCTATGACCTGCGGAACAAGGGCACCGTCGACTACCGCGCCGCTATGAACGGCAGCGAACGGATTGCTGTCGACATCATCCGGAAGATGTACGCCGACAGCGAAGCCGGCCACCCCCTGTTTCACTACAAGGCTCACAGCCACCTGACCGTGACCGCGCGGGAACGCCCGGTGACCGGCGACATGGGCTACTGCGGCTGGATGATCTTCTGGTCGCTCCCCAATATCTTCTGTTACGACTCACCCGCTACCGGAGCCGCCTGGCTGGACGGAGGCTTAACCCCCTTCGAATGATCACCGTAACCCAACGCCCGGATCCGATCATGCTTTCCGGTAACCCCATCGACGTGGAAGTCCTGGCCTCGCGGCCGGACGGTTCCCCGATCGTTGCCGCCGGTGGCAGCCGGGCGACCTTCACCGGCCCGCCGAACGACGGCCTTGGCGATAACCTCTTCCTCTCCCTCGACTGGACGAACCCGGAAGGCCGCGCACTCAGCGTAGGCTTCCACACCGCCGGACCTTTCCCTACCGCCTACGCGATCCCCGCTTACGGTGGTGGCGACCTGACCTCCTACTTTCAGCAGCTGGCCAGCGCGATCGGTAGCAACCAGGAGGTGGCGCCCTATTTCAATATCACCCCCTCGCGGAACCTGGACGGCAGCTTTACGATCACCGCCGTAGCGAAGAGCAACGACCCGGCCTGGTCGGTCCGCTGGGAAGGTGTCGACGAGGCAGCCGGCTTCACCGTGGCCAACAACATCGGCGGCAGCAACGACGGAAGTTACCGCGTCCGCACGGAGATATTCATGGACCGTGGTAACGGTTATGAGGAGATTGGAAGCATAGGAAGCCCGCCCAACGACAGCAGCCGTCTGGCGTTCGACATTGGCCGCATCGTGGACAACGCCGTGCGGGAAGTTCTACCCCTTCCCGGCATCCCTTCCTTCGAAGCCGACGCGCCGATCGTAGGCAATAACGTCTACCCCTACTATTTACGGATATCCGATTTCAGTACCGAAGCCGGTTACGGTGACGATGTCGTGATCGATGACCGCCGCGCCTTTGCCGGGAAGGTCGGGGGAGCCCTGCTCAGCTCCGGAAACTTCCTGGAACAAATAAGTACGGGAAGTTCGTGGCTGTGTAGCCGCCCGGACCGCCGTCTGATTGGTCGGAACGAACCGGTGTTCCTGTCGTGGCTGAGCCCGAACTCTTCTGATGTCTCCCCTCAGTTGGAAGTCGAAGAGACCGACGATGCCCTGACCGTCACCACCCGCCTAGTCTACGGTAACGTAGCGACCACTAACCGAGAGCCTATTACTTTCCCGGTCGGTGTAGTCGCGCTGGGCATCGATGATGCCACGGTCTACTACCGCGTAAGGGTGATGAACCAGGACGTGGAACTTTCCCCCTGGCGAACCTTCGTTGTTGACGTCAAGCAATACGAACAGGAGCGGTACCTCGCTTACCTCAATTCCTTCTACCTACCGGAAGTCTTACGCTGTACCGGTGACCTGGAGAGCGAACTGGATACCCGCCGCCAGGAGTTTACCCGCGTCCGGCAGCAGGATGGCGGTTCATTGCTTCCCGGTAAAGGCACGTTCCGCGTCGAAACCTCTGAGGATTATACCTACTTCACGGGCTATAAGCCCCGGCTGGAAGTAGTGGCGGTAGTACGGGAGCTGGTGGCCAGCCCCTACGTATACCAGATCACGGCCAACGGCCGAACGCCCCTGCTTCCCGCGGGACGAAGCTTCGACCTGGGCAACCCCACCAACAACTTATTCGCGGCAGTACTGCCCTTCAAACTGGCCGAGCTGCAACTGGGTGCTGCTTTCGGAAGCCCGGCGGGCCCCGGCCAGTCACCACCCAACACTGGGACGGAAGGAGAGACCGGCGGCGATCCCGGCGGCGGCAACGGCGGCGGTAACACCGGATCACCCGGTGAACCCGGCAACCCCCGTAACTGGAACAACGCCGGTATTGAATGGACCAACGCCGGAGATATCTGGTACAACCAATAAATTATGAGCGTAAATAATTTTCCCCTGGTTAATCAGGTGACGGGAACCATGGTTATCCCAGTCGCTGCTTTAGCCCCAGAGACCGAAGCACTAAACCGGAGCACCAATCCGGATCAACTCGCCGCATGGTTTGAGACGCAGGGCTTCCCCCGCAACGTGTCAGACGTTCCGGTTCGTTTTATCGATGACCTTGACCTGGCGGCCGCCGGGGTTGGGGATACGCTCTACGTCGTGACGGGGAACGGACGAGGACTTTACACCTACGAGGATGGAGACTACGAAGAGCTCTACGTACCGGCAACGGGAGGTGGTGAGACTTCCGCCGGCGGCGTGACCTACGTCACCCTTTCGGGAGGAGGTATTACGGTAGTGGTTGGCTACACCGGTGCTATTGCACCTACCCTCACCGGATCAGCCGGAACCTACAGCGTGACTTTCCAGGCGGACACCGGCCCCGCTTCCATCGAGGTGGTTGCGCTGGACGCCGAAGTAAACACCGCCGGAGACAATTTCACCATCACCGCACAGGCTCCCCGCCGGTACAAGGCTAACTACCAGATAGAGGACCTGAACACCGGCCGGGTATTTGTATCAGCTCCCGGCCTCGAGGTGCTGCGATCGAGCACCGGAGCAGGACAAGACACCCTCACTTTCAACGGCATCGAATCCGTCACGAACGGATTCGGCATAAACCTGAAGTACTAATGAAGCACTTACTAACCCTGCTTTTCATCCTCACCCTCTGCACCTGCGTCCGCGCCCAGGAAGGCCCTGACCAGCCGACGAAACCGCAGCTGGCCATCGTCACGGTTTCCGGGTTCACCGGCAGCGGCGGCACGTACAGCGGGCAACTGAGCAACTGGCGCGACGTCTACGAGGTCGGGTACATCGGCACCTCCGCCCAGGTGGGCAACCTCTTCGCCGATGCGGCGGGCCGCGTCTACGAAGTGACGAGCGTAACGTCATCCACGGCCATCTCGGCCAACGTGGTAATTAACTGTCTGAGCCCGGTGGTCGGTTCTCCGATCGGCACCGGCCAGGCGTGGGTGCCATTGGATAATGGCTACTACCCGGTAGCACCGTCAGGTGATAACCAAATAGGGAAGTACCTGCAGGGAATTCTGATAAGTCACAACGCCGCCCTCTCCAAAGCGGAAGCAGCCGGGGGCGCGGCCGCAGGATACCGGGATACGGTATTAAGCGTGGCGGGCCTGATAGTCGACGTCTCGTTCACCGGCACCGCTCCTACCCTGACCGGAAGCCCCGGCGGTTACCTGCTTACGATCGCGGAAGCCAGCGACTGGCGCCACGCCATAGCGACGGCCACCAGCGCCGCCGCCGCTACGTCCGCCAATGACCTGGCCCTTCAGGTAGTAAACGAAAACGACGTCCTTGACTGGAGCACCGTTCAGCTGATCGACCTGAGCAACAACGAAATAATTACCGCTCCAAAATTGGAGTACGGCATCCTGATCGGTCAAACTTCCTCCGGTTCACAGACCGTCACGACAACGCTGAGCGGGGTTGGGGGCTTGTCCGGATTCATCCTAAAACTTGTTCGCTGATGCGCTTTCTCATTCCCCTATTATTGCTTTCCTCCGCACTGGCCGCGCAGTTGCAGCCGCTACCGGTTGCCCCCGCGATCGCGGATAGTTTCGTTGTGGCGGATACGGCTTACAGCGGCCGGCTCTACGGCGTATCAAATGCTATCATCGACGGCTACGATACGGATAGTGTTGCGATCGACGATCAGTTTCTCGACGCGGCCGGTCGGCTCTATGCCATCACGGCCATTACCGAGCGACGGCTGAATACCCTCCGAGGCACCCTCGCACCACTCGATAGTCTACGGTATAAGCCCAGCGGCCGGGGCGTGCTATTTCGCCCTGATTCGCTGGGCCTGATCCCTGTAGTTAGTGACGGGAACGGGATGATCAGCCAGGCGCTACAGGCGAGGATACAGAACCATAATTTGCAGGTGCTGCGGGCACGGGCATCGGTAGCTGGGCAAGACGGCGAAGATGGTGCCGACGGTCAGGACGGCGCAACCGGCCCGCAAGGCGAACAAGGTATTCAAGGCCCCCCCGGGGCTGATGGCGAAGACGGTGCTCAGGGACCAACGGGAGCAACCGGCCCGCAAGGCGCAACCGGACCCGCAGGTCCGCAGGGAATCCAGGGCGAACCCGGAGAAGATGGTGAGGATGGTGCAACCGGACCACAGGGCATTCAGGGAGAAACAGGACCAGCGGGAGCGGACGGGGCAACCGGACCGCCCGGGGCAGATGGGGAGGACGGTGCGACAGGTGCGCAAGGACCACCGGGGGAGGACGGAGCCAATGGAGCACCCGGTCAGGACGGTGCTGACGGAGACGAGATTACACCTGGAGCGGATGGCTCGTTTCTAACCAGCTACGGGGGAATCACCGGATGGGAAAACATTGGTGTACAGTTGTATCAATCTCCTCGTGTTTACTCGATCAATGACTTAGTAGTCAGGAGCGGAATTATCTATCGAGCAACGAGTTCGGGAGCAACGAACCCAAACATTTCATCCTCCGATTGGGAAGTCACCAGCGATGTATACTGGAATGATATTATCGGTATACCTGCGGATATTTTGGATGGAGATAATGAAGAGCCTTTTATTTCTAAAGCCGATTATTTTGCACCGGACTGGAACACGCTTACCGACCCGCTCATCATGTACTTTGCTAATGGAGGGACTAATGGCCCTCCCGGTGGCGGCAAATGGAACCTTCGTGTGTTTAAATACTCGGGTGATACAGACGTTACGCAGTTTGCGGTAAAAAATAACGGGAACCGAGTAGCCAGCCGTAACCGGGAAGACGGAGATTGGTCTAGCTGGGCACTGCTGACACCCGACGGCGTTGCAGCTGGAGACACTAATGATCCGTGGATCAATGCTGACGGAGAGGGCATACTTTCAACTCTTTACCGAGAGAATGCAACTGATGGACCGCCAGCAATTTCTAATACGCTCTACTGGCATCAGGTGCTTCGCTCAGGTAGTCGTAAGCTAAGTTTCGCATATCCTTATTCAGGAACAAGTGTTTGGTGGCGGCGTGCTACTAGTGGGAGCTGGAACACCCAATGGGCTAGATTCTGGGACTCTGAAAACGACGGTACCGGCTCCGGCCTCGATGCCGATTTGTTGGATGGCTATACAAGCGGATTCTTTTACAGCCCCATCAACCCGCCTTCTGGTGACGGTAACGGGGTATTCAGTGGCGGCGGTACCATCCCCCTCGGCACCAACGTCAACACCTATCTCCGCCCAGGGGGACCATTAGGCGGCGGTAGGATGCGGTTCGCCGTGCTGCAATCAGGCCGGTACTACACGGGCTGGGAAACCGACCGGGGCGACGGCAAAGGCTTCGCGCTCGTGAGCCGCCAATCTTCAGGAGGGGTAACGGAATCTGCTTCCCTTCAGCTGAAGGTAGGGGACGACTTTTCTACGTTCACGAACGACACCTGGTATTACAATAACAACGATGCCGGCATATTCCGCGGCATCAACTGGGCGCGGCCCAAACCGGGTATTCGGGTAGGGATTACGGGCTTCGTTGATTTGCCAGACGTGGTACCGACAGAAAACAGTTCTACCTGGCTGGTCGACGCAGGCGGCGGCAACGGACGTTTCCAGGCTATCTCCGCACCGAAAAGGAAAGTCCGGACCACCACCACCACGCGAACGAGCACCACGCTGGTTGCCGACCCCATACTCCGGCACGACGACATCGGAGTCGGCCTGTTCCGTTTTCGGATAGTCCTCCGCTACACCGGAACAACGACCGCAACCGACCTGGTGTACAGCATCGACAGGGTGTTTACGATCAGTGATTTCTCCTTCATCCGATCCGACCAAACCGGACTGGTCGGTGTAGCGAACTTCGCCTATACCGCCAACGTGACTGCTACTAGCGCAGGGGATAGCCACGTCGTCATCCTGGAAGGAACATTCCATAACAGCATCGCTACCAACGACATCTTTCTCAAATGGGGAACGAACGGCGGCGGCGGCAGCGTCTCGATGATTCGGGGCGGAACTTTTGAACTCGAAAAAATAGACTAACCATGAAATACTTATTCCTCTTCCTCCTTATCATCAGCTTTTGCACCAGCGCCAGCGCCCAATTCGAGATCGAACTGAAGCCGGGCCGCACGGACTCCGCACAATTGACCTATACCACGGTCGGAACCAACGGTGCCCTCCAGACTTTCCGGGAGCCTTTCGATACGCTACCCAACGTGATTACTTATGCCGTTGGCATTTGGCGAAACGGCGGACCCATCGGAGATTACGACCTTCCCGATGGGGAAGGTGACGAGAACACCGTTCGGAAAATACTCGAAATGGACACCGGAATGGGTTTGCAACGACGTGCCCTGTACGATGTCCTGGTCGATGCGGGGACCGACCCCGCCCGAACGGATACGCTGACCGCGCAATCTATCATCGGAGTATACACTGCTAACGGAAGCGATTGTTTCGAAGGGACCAACGTTGAAATCAAGATCGAAAGCGGAGTCGTGGAATTGCACGACATCGAGTTCATTCCTGTTTTGTACCACGTATCCGTACTGACCGAGGATATGTTCTGGATCGGCAATCAGGGTAACAGTGGCAACCGTGTCTTCATCCGGGATGAAGACAATCCCAATTTATTCCGCACCCCGCAGAGTACTTTTTGTACGTTGATCAAGCAATAAGTTACTCCCATGTTCGGCCTCCTCCTCCCCTCCGGTTACTTCCTCGATTTCTCCGACGGTACGTTCATCTCCCTGAACCTCAACTGTCCGATCTTCGACGCCGACTCCATCAACCGGGAGTGGTCGTTCCCGATTACCATTCCGCGAACCCCGCGGAACGAACGCGAGCTCCGCGCCGGCCGTATCGATACGGTACTGATCGGGCGGTCGCTGGCGGGAACGTTGTACATCGAGGGGGTGCCGTGGGAGAACGGCATAATAAAAGTGACCAACGCCACGCAGAACGACATCAAGATCGTATTTCAGAGCGCGGCGATCGAAGCGAAGGAAATACTGGAGAAGAGTAAGCTCCAGGACCTGAGCGTTCCCGTTAAGATCGCGGAGCCGTTCGCTCCGGACATCACGTTGCGCGCCGTCCGCCAGCCACTGGTTCCCGGCTATGTGCTGGCAATGCGGATCAACGGTATCGCGTACCAGCGTGCATTCAGCGCACCACAGGATTTCGTGGACGACGTCAACGCGGCCCATACCGGGTTACTCGAACTACTGCCCGCGCCGGATATCAATACCGTCGAGATCCGGATGAAGGACATTCCCGACATCGACCAGCTGGAGGTGGAGCTATACCCCCGCCTCCCGTTCGCCGCTTCGGAACTGCCTAGCTACTTCGACATCTTCGACCACAACTACCTGCAGGAATACAACCGTATCGCTGCGGCTTACGAAGCCCAGGACTACGAATCCCCCGACCTACCCTTCCGCCTGCCCTCTCTTTACGCACCGGATCTATACGACGGGAAGAACACCCCCTGGCGCGACGTGGCCAACCGCTACGACCCGGCAACGGAGAAGTACATCCGACCGGCATTCTTCAATGAAGATGGCTGGGACCAGACCCTTCTCCCCTTCCCCCGCGTCAGCTCATTGCTGGAAAAAGTAGCCGCCGCTGCCGGGCTACGGCTGGAAGGAATTATGATGGACGACCCCGAGCTGCAGGAACTCCTGCTGGGGAACAACCGCGACCTCGCCACTTACGCCTGGACGAAGGGCCCACGCTTTTTCTTCGACATCAACGACGCCGACCCCTACGGCGAGTTTCCCTGGGTGATCATGGAACCGAGCTTCAACCTGGTCGACTACGCCCCGGAGATGTCCGGCCTCGACCTCATACAGCTGATCAACCGTTCCATCGCCCTGATCAGCCACATCGAGAACGGTAGGCTACGGCAAACCCCGATCCGCGTTCTCCTGCAGGGAGCTGCCGAAGACATTACGGACAAGGTAGAGCCCGAGTACCAGGTCAGCTACGCACCGCTGGCCGACTACGCACTCGACTACGACCGACAAGGGGACGAAACAGAAAGCCGTGGCCAGCTGGAACGCATCACCGAAAGCGCCGCCAGCGACGTCACCGAATACCAGTTACCGGTATTCAGTTACTTCGAGCAGATCCGCGATGTTCCCGAACGGTTACGCCTCCCGGTTTCCAACGTCGTGGGCCGTAACCCGTTCTTCGAAACCACCCAGGCGCCAATGCGTCGCTTCCTGTTTTACCGTGGCCTCCAACCCGACGCCGACAGCTTACTATACCCGCAGGCGGGTCACAGCCGTCGCGGTTTCGGTACCGAACCGGTAGGAGCGTACAGCATGAACTGGGACGGCGCAGGCGGTTTGTTCGAAACCTGGTGGCGGGATTTCATCGAACTGATGCAGCACGGCCGGACGGATACCCGGCTCGTTCGCCTGACCATCTCCGACCTGTTGGAACTGAAGAAGTGGCGGTCGGTCCGGAAGTACTACCGAACCGAAGACGGTACCGCAGTTGGTGTGGTGCGCAGCGTTCGGGTGCGGGCGTCGCGGGCGGGGCTGGAACTGGCGAAGGTGACCTTTCAGCTGGAGCCGTCTTAGGCGTGTCCTTTCGTTGAGCAGGGCGTCGGCTGAAATTGCGGGTAATTGGAACATAAACACATTACCATGATTATCCCGAAAGGAGCGGACGTTGTCCGTATTGGCGAGTACGAGGGCTTTATCCCGAAGTCCTGGAACGACCTGCCCACCCCCATCCTCCTGAATATCACCGCCGAACTGATGGCGGCCGGATTCGAAGCAGCCATCACCCCGAGCGAAAGCACCACCTACCGCCGGCTCTGCGTACTTGGTGCGCTGATCAATTGCACCCCGAAGAACTTACTCTATATATTAGGTCTCGGCGATGGGGAAGATTCACTTAAAGGTGAACGCCGCAAAGAAGTCACCGCCGACCTCGATACGCTGTTGCAGCAAATAACCTTCTGCTTCGAGGAAGTGAAGAGCGAAGAGGAAGACGGGCCCACGCTCTACCGCCTCAACCCCACCCTGACCAGGAACCCGTACCGGAAAATCCACGACCTGTACGGACCACCCAACGGCCTGAAGGGAATTTCCATTTACGAGCTGGCCATGATCCTCACCCGGATGGATGCCTACACCGCATCGAAAGACCCGAAAGACCTGCACCTCCTGATGGCCACCATCTACCGCCCGCGGATACTACGCAGTGCGAGGACGATGTCCGGGAAGGTTGGCGACCTCCGGCAGAAGCTGTACCAGAACGATGACCACATCGAACTCCGCGCCAAGCGTTGGCGGAAGTGCCCCCCGCTGGTATTGCAGCTCATCCTGTTTTACTTGCAGAGCTGCCGGCAGGCAATTGTGAAGACCCCCGCCTTTGCTATCCTCTTCGAACAATCCTCCGGTGGGAAGGAAGACCCGCACGGCTGGGCGGGGACATTGCTCCACCTGGCCAACAACCAGGTGATGAACATGGACCGTGCCGCCGTGGTCCCCTACGAATCCGCCCTCCTCCAGCTGGCCCGCGAGAAAGCGCAGGCGCAGGAAGACGAGCGACTCCGGAACCATATACATCCCATAGCGTAGCCTGCCCCGCTCCCTTGTCCTTTCTCCGGACCTGCGGCCGCGCCATCTTGCAGACATGAGTAACTACATCACCGAGCGGGATATGCTGGTAGTGATGGAGACGGGCCGGGCCTTTAGCTGCCGGGTCGTCTCCTACGACCGCAAGCGAAAAAAGGGTGGCAAGGTGCTGCACTACCCCGAAGCGGTGCTGGTGCAGGCGAGTAAGGAAGCTAAAGCCAACGCCCGCCGAAACCTGACCCCCGCCGAGCGGCGCAAGCTGGAAGCCCGCAACGCCGCCGGCGGAACACCCCGCAACCCGCACCACCGGAAGTTCTACACCCGCAACATCCGGATACTGCAGGACGGGCAACCCACCATGATCCAGCGCAAGGTCCACCCTCCCCTCATCATCGAATTCAACGGTAAGCGCGTCCTCCCATGAGCCAACTCCCCCGACCTTTCGTATTCCAGGCCTACAAGGACCTGGACACCGGCAACTACCACGTATCCCCCACGGTCGATACGCTGGTACACAACGTGCCGGTAAGCACCGACGACGACCCCACCCGCCTGATCGTTCCCGACGAGAACGACTTCGGCTGGCGCTGGGCGCCCTACGGCCAGGACGACCGCCTGCCCTCTATGATCCGCGAAAAGGTGGAGCAGGTAAGTATGGCCGGACAGACCATGTACCGCCTGATGGCCATGATGTACGGCAACGGACTGATGTACTACAAGAACAGCGACCTGGCCAGGGGGACTAACGTAGAACGCGCCTACATTCCCGAAATTCAAGACTGGTTATTCTACAACCAGATCGAGGAGAAATGGCTGGTGCCGCAGTTCCTCAACTACCGCTACCTGGTGTCTACGTTCAGCGAGTTGATTTTCAATAAGCGACGGGATTATGTGACCGGGCTCTATCACCTCGAAGGGGAGTTCTCCCGTAAGAGCCGACAGAACCCACACAGCCTGCGGAGCGAATACCTCTACTATTCCGCCGACTTCGCCAACCGCTACCACGGAAGCCTGACCCACGGCCAGGCCATTCCCCTGTTCGACTGGCAACGCCCGCAGGAATGCCTGGAAATGATGACCGCCAACGGCGGCTACAAACTGGCGTGGCACAGCTACCTGCCGACCTTCGGTATGATCCACTACCCCACCCCGCCGTTCGTAGCGCTCTTCAAAAAGAAGGGTTGGATGGACGTGGCCGCCGCCGTGCCGCATATCGTAGATAGTTTGCAGCGCAACCAGATGAAACTGGTCTACGAAATCAGTATTCCAATTAGCCACTTCGTAGCCCGGTACCCGGACTGGAACAACTACGACGCGAAGAAGAAGACCGAGCTGATGGACGAGGTATGCCTTTTCCTCCAGAACGAGCTGAGCGATACCGGCAACGCCGGAAAGAGCATCGTCACCTTCTTCGATACCGCCCGCGACGGCACCCCGCTCGGTAAGATCGAGATCAAAGCAATCGATGACAAGCTGAAGCGCGACAGCTGGGTACCGTCCAGCAACGCCGCCAACGCAGAGATCGTGCAGGGCCTCGGCCAGCACCCCAGCCAGGTGGGCCTCGCTCCGGAAGGAGGAAAGATGGGTGCCGGATCCGGATCAGATATGCGGGAGTCTTTCAATACCACCACCAACCTCAACACCTTGGAGCAGAACGTCGTACTGAACGTGCTGAACTGGATATCTCGCTTCAATAAGTGGGACGTCACTTTCAAAATTGACCACACCCACCACACCACCACCAACAACCAGGAAGACGGGCTGGTCCCGTCGGCCACAACCATAACTACGGAATGAGCCTGACCAAACGCTTTCACGAACACCTGCTGGAAAAGATCGATAACCTGACGGCTCAGGCAGGGGCCGCCAAGAGGGAGATCGCCGCAGAGAAGAAAGCCATTAATGAAAGAGCCGATGCCGACAAGCGGTCTTACGAACGCATCGACTTGATGAACGAACGCTGGCACGATGCCAAGCGCAAACTCGTAGAGGCTAAACAGGAACTGCGCGAAGTAACCACCGGCCCTCCAGCCCACTCTGCCCTCCCCCCTCTCCATTACCCCGAAGAAGAATAAACCATGATCTTCAATACCTTCCTGGAACTAAAAAAACAAGCCGGTGGCCAGGTCAACGTTGGCGTAGAGCTGACCCACCTGACCGCCGCCTACCAGGCTGCCCGGGACAACCACCTGGAGCGCTACCTCGGCGACGCCTTCCTCGATAAACTCGAAGCGTTGGCAAAGCCTGACGCCGATCCCGAGCCGACGGAGGCGGAGCAGGCAGTCATCCAACACGTCAGCCGCGCCCTCGCCCTGCTGACGCTGTACGAATGGACGTTTACCGCCGGGGTGCAGATGGGGCCGAACGGCCTGGTCCGCTACGAGAGCGACAAAGTGAAAGGGGCCTATAAGTACCAGACCAACGACTACCGCAAGTGGTCGCTGGCCGGTGGCCTCAACGCCCTAGATGCCGCCCTGCGCTACTGCTCACAGCACGCCGACGACCTCGAAACGTGGAACGACAGCGACGCCGCCGAGTACCACCGTGCCGTATTGATTCGCGGCTACCGGACCCTGCGCCGCGTACACAACCAGCCCGCCGACCGGCCCGCCTACGAGGCATTGCGCCCGCTGCTCTTCGACGTGCAGGAGTTCGTTTTCGTCGAACTCATCGGCCGGGAGATGCTGGACAAGTTACTGGCCGGGCTTTCCGGTGCCGAAATATCCGCCGAAGAGAAGACCCTTACCCGGATGCTCCAACGCTCCCTCGCCGCCTTCGCCGTTCGCGAAGGGTTGAAGCGCAACGTGGTGGAACTACAGGGCGGGCGCATCCTGCAAACCGAAGCCCTGGAACCCCAGAGCACGGAGAAGACGAGCAACCCGACCATGGCCACCATCGACGTATCGATACTGCAGAACAGAGAATTCGCGGAACGCCACCTGAGCGCGGTACGCAATTACCTGCGGGTCAACATCCTGCTCTTCCCCCTGTACGCTGAGTGGCTCGACGCCAACCAGCCCGACCCCGATATTGATTACCCCACCGACCCCGGCCGTCGAACGGGCGGAAAAGTCGTCCGCCTCTAAACCCCCACCCCGCTATGAAAATTGAAGACTACTACAACGAAAACTACCCCGACGCCAAGCCGTGGGACGAACTCACGAAAGATGAGCGCAAAGACATCAAGCGTGAACGCCGCCGGGAGAACTGGGAAAACATCAAAGACACCCTGGAAGACTTCACCGACGTGGTGGACTTCCTGGTGATGCTCTTCGGCCGCCGCCGGTAAAGAACAGTGTTTGTAAATAGTTTGTGTTCCACAGGGATTATACGCCCGCCCTCCTGCTTAGGGGGGCGGGCTTTTTAGGGCGCGGCCGCAGGTGCGAAGGAGGTTGGAAGAAGCGGGGGATTTGGAAGTGTGTGTACAACACAACTATCTTTGAACTAGTCGTAGCAGACAACGTAACCATGTTCCAATCACTAAACCAAGATCGACACGCTCGGATGGTCCTACCCGCAAGGATGGACATTCCCTCTCCCTCGTGGAGCGGGGACCACGGAAGTGGTTACTGCCTGCTACGCACATCCAGCGTGTTTTCAAATCCTTCACAATGCGTAGCAGCAATCCCCAATCCCCCCAGGAGCACAGCTCCATATCCCTAACTACAGCCGACCGGGCTCAACTGGTCGTTGTTTCTCCTGGTGAAGCCGCCCTTCTGGCCGCTCACCGTAAAGTGTCTGGCCAGTCGCCGGTACTTTCCTCCGTTCCCCTCTCCGATTTTCACGAACTCCTCGAGGAGTTCATGTCCGCGTACGGCGATGTACTGACGGACCATTATATTACCGAAGCCCACAAAAGGGCGCAGCTGCTGATAGTGGACCGGATGGTTCAGGTAAAGCAGACGGCGTAATTATCTCATCTAAAACATAACCTATTATGGAACTAGTTACTATTGATTTTCAAGGGGTAGAAATTCCCTGCCCTTTCGCGGATGGCGACCGGATGGTTCCCGTCCGTCACATCTGCGAAGCCATCGACGTTCAGTACAAGAATCAGGACACATGGCTAAAACAGCATGCATTCTTCACCGGTGTATACCTACTAGTGGGTACACACGACGCCCAAAACAGGGTGCAAGACATGAGGTGTCTCCCCTTAAATCTGGTCGTCGCGTGGCTGGCATCGATCTCCGATAATAACCGTCGGGCCGGTTCGGTAGAGAAGCAGCACGAACTGATGAGCCTGCTTCTTGATAAAATGAAAGAGACTTACCAGTTGGTCGAAGTAGTGGCCAAGTCCAACAACTACCAGTTAGAGTTGATCCGGAAGAAGGAAGAACTACTGGAACAGTTGGAACGGGATAAGGCGAATCTTGCGACTACGAAAAAGCAGCTCGGCGAAGTCAATCACTCTATAGACGAAGTACTGTCCGGCCAGGCGCGTGGCGTAATCGAACTACCGTTTGAGCAGATGGAAGAGTTGAACGAAGAATACCGCCAAGCTTTACGAGACAGTAAGTAGACCAACTGTCTTGTCTACACAAGACAGTTGACGCTTTTTTTTCACCTTTTAAAGACCTTATATATGGAAGCGAATAATCAAGTTACCTCCTCACTCAATTTCAATGGCCAGTTAATCGCCGTCGCCAAAGCGGACGGGCAAAACTGGATTGCGATCAAACCCGTTTGCGAAGCCCTCGGAGTTGATTACGAAGGTCAGAGAGAGCGGATTCACCGCAACCCAATTCTTTCTGAACTACCCCGTAAACACAGGGTAGTTGCCGGTGATAATAGCAAGCGTGAAATGCTCTGTTTACCTGAGCGATATGTCTACGGATGGCTTTTTTCCATCCAGTCGAAAAGCCCCGAGCTAATCGCCTTTCAGCGCGAATGCTATGATGTGCTTTACGATTACTTCCACGGCATCATGAGTCAACGGAAGCGGATACTAAAAGAAAAGCGTAACGCCGAGGAGCGCATCGCAGAACTGGAAGCTAAGTTCGAAGCACAAGACGAGTACAAGGAACTACAACAGCTGCGGAAATTCAAGAAGCAGGTTCCCCACACCCTCAGCAAACTAGATAAAGGTTTGGAGGAAGATCAGTTGGAACTGGATTTGTAGCCGACAACTAAACCTATAAGTTTAGTCCGCCCCGCTCCCCTACCCTGGGGGGCGGGGCTTTTCTATTCCCCCGCTCCCTTGTCCTTTCTCTGGACCTGCGGCCGCGCCACCTTGTGGGTATGGAAGGACAAGCAAACGCGCCACTGACGGACGAAGAGCGGGAAAGCGTCATCGATAAGGAGATTCGTGCCTGGGGCAGGATCACCCGCAGCCAGTTAATCGGGCAGGTGCTTTCGCTCAACCTGGAGGGAAGAGCACAGGCCGCGATAGATCGATTAACGAACGGCGAGGAAGCCGAGCAACCACTGATCGATACGATCAACTACCACACCAAACGGGAAGACGGCATTCTTAATCGCGTGGCCATTCGCTTCGCCCGGCACGGAACCTATCTGGAACGTGGAGTAGGTAAGGGCCGGAAAGTAGGCAGCGCTGCCGCTAACCGCTCAGCACAACCATGGTTGGCTCCCATCCTTCCCGCAGCTGCGGAGGTACTGGCCAACCGGCTTGCCGAAAGCTACGCTGACGTGGCCGCTAAGGAAGTCGTAATCCGTATTCCCGGACTTCATGAAACCGAAATCCGTAAGTAATGGCCATCAATAGACAGGTAGGGATATTCATCAACGGCCGGGAGATCGAGGGTTCGCTAAAAGCCATCCGGCGGGAGCGTAATAAGTTGATTAACGTCCTGAAAACACAGGAAAAGGGAACGGTTAAATTCAACAAGGCCGCAGCGGACCTGAAGTATATCACACCGATCTACGAAGATCATCGAAAGGAGGTAGACGATCTGATCAAGTCCACCGAGAAATTGGGCGACAAAGCCAAGGAGTCGAACAGTAAGATTGAGACCCTTGATGGAGTCGCCAAAAAGATCACCGGTGGCCTCACGAAGTTTGCGGGCATCGCCGGTATCGCGTTCGGAGTAGGCGAGATCATCGGCTACGGAAAGGAGTTGTTCCAACTCAACGTGAAGATGGAGCAGCTGACGAAGAAAGCCGCTACCGTATTCGGCCAGGCGCTGCCCGCCGTGACCCGCGCCGCAGAAGAGAACGCTTCGGCCATGGGCTTCACCACCGGCCAGTACGTAGCCGCCGCCACCGCGCTCGGTGATCTGCTGATCCCGCTCGGCTTCACCCGCGAACAGGCCGCCGCCAACTCGGTGGAGATGATCAACCTGGCCGGTGCCCTCAGCGAGTGGACCGGTGGCCAGCGCACTGCCGAGGAAGTAAGCCAGACCCTGGCCAAGGCCCTGACCGGTGAACGGGAGGAACTGAAATCCCTCGGTATCGTCATCAACGAGGAGGACATAAAAATGCGCCTCCGCGAGAAAGGATTGGAGAAACTGACCGGCCAGTACCTGAAGCAAGCCAAAGCCCTCGCCACCCTGGAACTGATCACGGAACGAAGCGTGGACGCGCAGACGGCCTACGCCGACAACAGCGATACCCTGGCGCGCCGGCAGGCGGAGCTCGCGGCGAAGGTGAGTGATGTTCAGGCGAAGCTGGCGGTACTACTCCTTCCCGTATTGGAAAAGGTATTCAGCGTAGTTGAATTAGGAGTAGGTCTTTTTGGAAGGTTGTCAGCAGGTATTAATGAATCTTCCGACAGCGCCAAGGACCTTGTCGATAGTGTCTTCGCTCAACAAAATGCGTTTCAAAAACTGGAGGGAGAGCTTGCCCCCCTACTCGATAGGTACGATGAGCTGAAGAATAAAACCGAGCTCAGCGGTGATGAGCAAGAGGAGCTTGGTAGCCTGATTGCCCGGGTCGCAGAGTTGACCCCCGCGGCAATCTCAAAGATTGACGACTATGGTAATGCGCTGGAAATCAATGCGGGCAAGAGCCGCAAGATGCTGGAGGCCGAAAAGGCCCTTTTGCAGTTCGTCAACGAAGATTCGATATCTACTCTGGAGGAAAGGATTGTAGAGCTTAATCGTACACGGGAAGAGATCAAAAGAGCAATTGAACGGGGTTCATCGGGGCGGGCCAATATTGTGATTACCGAAAGTTCAATGCAAAAGTATCGCGATAACATCACAGCGATTACAGAGGACATTGAGGGCGCCACTCTCCAATTACAACGCTTCAAAGGAGAGTTCGAAAATGAGATTCCGGAACCAGACCTACCTACGGGTGCAGACGCCCCCGACCTGGAAGCAGAAGCCGCTGCCGCTGCCGCCGCCAAAGCCAGAGAGAAAGCCGCCGAGAAACAACTCAAGGCCCGGCAAAAGCAACTCGAACGTCTCGCCGACGTAGTCGCCAAAGCCCAGGAAACCGCCGCCCTCGATCAGCTCAGCGAGGACGAACGCCAGCTGGAGCAGATCCGCCTGAAGTACGACAAGCAAATTGCGATCGCAAACGAGCTGGAGAACGCCGGGTTCAAGGCCGCCACCGCCCAGCGCCTCGAACTCGAACGGCTGCGGGACGAGGAGCTTACCGCCGTGCGGGATGAACTGTTCGCTACCAAGCTGGAGAAGGACGCCGAGCGGGATGCGGAGGAAAACGCCGCCCTCCTGGAACGCCAGCTGCAGTTCGACGAAGACCGCCGCGCCGTCATCGCCGAGATTGACGAGCAGGTAAACGAGGTTATACTCGAAGCCCGCGAACTTCAACTTCAGCAACTGAACGAGCACTACGATGAACTGGCCATGAAGGCCGAGGAGTTCGGCATCGATACCGGCGCGTTGGAGATTGCCCGCCGCCGTAAGCTGCTGGCCATCAATAAGGAGTTCGATAAGAAAGACGCCAAGGGCCAGCAGGAAGCTCTGGATGCAAAGATTGCGGCATCGGAAGAAGCGTTCAGCGCACTGGGGAACGTAACGACAGCTTTCTACGACGACGTATTAAACGAGCAGGAGCGGGCCACCGGAGCCGGTAAACTACTGGCGTTTCTTAATATCAGTATCAGTTCTGCGGAGGGTATTGCCAAGGCGGCTAACGCCTCGGCCGGGGTTCCCTTCCCCGGTAACCTGGCCGCGATAGCGACTTCGGTTGCTTCCGTATTAAGTGTGATCGGCCGGGCGCGTCAGGCCCTGAACGCCACGCCCGACGTGCCGCAGCGGAAAGACGGTGGATGGATGACCGTCCGCGGGGAAGATGACAAGCAGAGTTACCGGGCCAAACGGATCGGTACGCCCGGATCCGGGATGCTACCGGATCACCCCGTCCTGATCGACAGCGTAACGGGGACCGACGTGCTGGCCAGCGAACGGGGGAAGGAGTACTTCGTGTCTAACCACGACCTGGCCAGGCCCGCCGTCTTCCGTCACGTCTCCGCAATTGACCGGCTGGTACGGCAACGGATGGACGGCGGGTTCTCTTCTGCCGGCGGAGGCAACGCCCCGGGCGGGGTGGCCCCTACCCCACCGGCCGACGGGGGCAACGGCCAGCAAATTCAACTCGACCAGCTGACCAACACGCTCAACGCTCTGCTCAACTTCTTCCTGAACGGGAAAATCTACGCGCTCATCACCGACGAGGGAGCGCTCGACCTTCGCAACAAGATCAGGGAACTGGAGGCGGCGAGTAGCGGGGGCCTTGATTAATCGTCGATCGGTCGGGCCGCTTCGTAATACGTCTGAATGTCGTGGACGCCCTGCGACTTGAAGTAGTTGACGGTGACGGAAATATCGCTGTGTCGCATAAGCCGCTGTATCTCGTAGAGGTCGGCCCCGGCCAGGCGGGCATTGATGGCGGCGGTATGCCGCCAACTGTAGAGGTCGAAGCCCTCGCCGTAGCCGCCCTTCTCTTTCACGCAACGGCACCAGCGGTTATAGATGGTGGTATAGCTGAGGTGCTTCGTGGCGTGATTGTCGAAGTGCCGGCTGGGGAATAAATAATGGTTGGGCGGGGTGTTCAGGAAACGGTTTCTCAGTACGGGGAGAAAGCAGTCGGGGATGGGGGCCGTATTGAACGTAGAAGTTTTTCCGATATCGGCCTCTACGCGAATGGCTTTCCGGCTCCAAAGGATATCGCCGACGCGGATCCGGAGCGCTTCCTTTGGCCGGAGGAAAGACTGGTACAGCAGCTGGCAGAAGAACATAAGGTCCGGGTTCTCCTCCCTCATCAACTCAACGATCCGCCGCCGGTGAATATCCTCCAGGTACCGGGACGGTTTGCTGGCCACTTTCTTCAGGCGTTCCTGCTCGGCCATCACCCAATCGTAACCGCAGGCTTTCAGGATGCGCCGCAAAAACTGCAACCGCTTATTGTAGGTATTCGCGTGGAGCTTATGCCGGAGGTTCAGTAGGTACCGATCGGTAAATTCTTCGGTAGGCTTATCGGCCTTCAGGGCATTGAAGTACTCGGTGAATACCTGGCGATAGCAGGAGTAGGTCTTATCCGCCCAGTCGATCTGCTGTTTTTCGAACCACTTCTCTACCCGCTCGCGGGCTTCGTTGACTGGCGTTACCTCGCGGTGCTCTTCGTACAGCTCCTGGAGAACCTCCAGCGCGTAGGCGTACCGCTCGTAGAAAGACTTGCCTTTGTTGATGTGGCCGTATTTGGCCTTCCGTTTTCCCCCTTCCTGGTAGTGAATGACCCAGCGTTTGCTCATGTCGTCACCTCGGTGGTCGAGCTTATAGACGTACCCATTACGGGCGGGGTGGGGAAAAGTTTTTTTATCGCGCATCGCAAAGTTTTTGCGGTGCACGTGATGGTATAAATGAAAAGAAACAGCTTTTAAGCGGCTGTTTTGTTTCCGAAACAGACGAAGCCCCAGTAATCACTGGGGCTTCGTACTGAGGGTGGAGAATACCAGAGTCACTACCAAAAAGACTAATTCGCTGAGTACCAGTTTGGTTATGACCCACAGGAAACAAACCGTTGTTTCCGTTATTGTTTCTCACGAGGACCGAGCAGCTGCGGGGGGGGCAGGCGGTAACCGCCCTACCTCGTCCTTTTTCAGGACGAAGTACAGCGTGATCAACTCCGGTGGCATGGTGTCCGGCGTAGCGCCGGCAGCGATTAACTGCCGGATATCCTGAATGAGTTGGGCGTGTTGGGAGAGAGTTTTCATGGGGCACAAATGCTAATAAGGGTCCCAAGTTAAAACTGTTTGTTTGTTTCTGTTTGAATTTCAATGTATATTTATTTTAGGCAACGGTAGGCCTACGCGAGAATACGGTCATGACCCCAAGATTTCGACCTGTGCCTTCTCTATTCTCTGCATGGTCGTTTTTGCAAATCGCGAGGATAAGTTGTTTTGTATTTCGTCGCTGAACTCTAAAAGGCCAGCCAGTTCATCCCAACGATTTTCCTTTTCTAGATCCATAGCTAAAGATGGAAGTATGGTCTTAGGAAAAGAGAAGATACTCTTACTTGATTTGCCTGCTTCAATGTACTTCTCCTGTATTTTAACCTTCCACCTCAGCGCTTTAAATTTATCTTCTATACTCAGCTCCTCTTTTCCAATAAGATCATCAAGACTCTTTTTTTCCTTTTCGAACTGGCGCAACGCTTCCATACTACGAACTCTCAAACCAACAGGTATAGATACACTTCCAGACCATTGCCCTCCTCTCTTGTAATACTTGATACTTCCATAACAGAATACGCGACCTCCATGCCATGTGTAGATTGAATCACTAAGCTGCTGACTCCCCTTTATTGTATACCCTAAGAGAACTCCCTTACTGTGATATATAGCTACGGCATATTCATCATGAGGGTTGTTCTCACATTCTGCATATCCAACAAAATCTCCAGATAATGATGATGGAATACTACGGTAGTACATCCCCTTGATCTGGAAGTATCTATGTTTTAAAGTGGTAAATAAATTTGGATTCTCAATTTTCTTCACTTCAACAGGCTGCAGTATTTGGTCGTCACTGCTAATCTCCCCCTCCTCTTTCGATAGACCTTCCGGCTTTTTATTTAAGCTTTCTTTTTTATTGTCGAACAGAACATAAATGATCAACGCCACTACTCCTGCAACTGCAATTATTCCTCCGATCATCCTCTACTTCTTTATTCCCAAGTCCCTTGCCAGTTCTGGGTATCGATCAATCAGTTCCGCTCTAAATTTCCTCAGCCCTTCCAGGTCTTCCGGGTCCGCACGCTTGATGGCCTTTTCTGCCAGCTCATCTATCTCCCGGTTCAGACGCGTTATCAAACGCTGCAAACCAGGATCTTCATTTCCCTTTTCAGGGGGACGACCGTTAGGATATTTACTCATATCCGTATATACCAATTCGTGCATGTTGACCTTAAAATGGTCTACTAATTTTAGTAATCCCTCAAACTTAGGATAACCTAACCCACGCTCAATCCTACCATAAGCACTTGGAGTAACTCCAATTGCTTCCGCTACTTCAGATTGACGGTCACCTCGCCTTTTTCGTAAAGCACTGAGGTTGTGATGTAAATATATTACGTTCAAAAAAATAGAAGTTGAGTCACTATAAAAAGACATTCAAGTTTTGCAAATGACAGTCTAGTATCATAGTTTTGTCCCTGACAAGGCAAGATAACAAATGCAAGACACTCTAAGTACTCCCCGCCTCTTCGGCATTAAGCGTCTCCTCGACGAGATGACACCAGGCAGAAGGCTCGATGCTCGCAAGCTGCTCCCGAACGCCATTGGCGTAAGCGACAGCCGCATCAACAAGATCATTTACGCTACGGAAGATACCCGGACGACCATTAGTACGGACCAAGCGAAGAAGTTTGCGGCGTTTTTCGACGTTCCGATTGAGGCCATCCTTGAACCGTACGATGATGAAAAGACCTAACGAGATTATACTGTTCGCCTTAGTTTTCATGAGAGATTTTATGCTCCCCGGATCTGATCCGGGGAGCCTCTCTTACCCTCCCCCACCCTTTCTAAAATTATTCAGTGATGCAAAACATCAAAGTCTACTTCGACCACACGGAAAAGGATATTCCCTCTTCCCTCTTCATCACCGAAAAACGTAGGGACTTCTTACTGGAAAAAGTAATGCAGCCAATGGTAGAAAAGGCTGTCGAAAACCCTGAGCAGTACCCTCTTCTCAAGTTGGTCGATGAACTCCAGTACGCCACGCAAGACATTCAGGAGTACACTTTCCTGCTGCTCAGTCTTCGCACCGCAATAGAAGCCATGAGTTCCGCTAAAAAATCGGCAGCCTTTATGGAAGCCCTCAAAGATTTCATCAAATAAAAAAACCCAGCACCGGCGGCAACCGGGCTGAGTCGAGAACACAACTAAACGTACTAGTCATGTCCAATTCTTCATCACTCAAAAGTAAGGCTATTCTTAAAGAGCAGCAACGTGCTCAGGAACGGCGCAACAATCGCAATGGTTTCACCTCTCGCAATTACTGGGTATATGTCATCTTCAGCTTTATCGTTTTGCCGCTCGGCATGGGGTTGTCGATATGGACGGAAGCCTTTAACTACGTTACCACCTGGGCCGCTCCGCTGGGGAATTGGCGGTGGTTCGTTGCACTGTTTGTTGCGCTCATCACTAACGTCCTCGTGGTCATGATGGGTAAGGGAGTGACCGACGATATACAGGACGCCGTATTCAGCGGCGAGACCTTCGACAAGTTCACCTTTGTACTGAAGGTGCTCCTCTTTTGCGGAGCGGCCTATTGGTCCGTCTCCAACTCCCTGGCCGGTGCTCCTGCCCTGCGTACTTCCATGAAGGTTAACCGCCAACCGGTAGCGGACCTGCTCGATAATCCGGACAACATCAACGCCGCTTACGCAGAACGCCGCCAGCAACAACTCGACATCATTGCCGCGGCAAAGCGGACAACCTGGAAGAACAACATTACCAGGGACGCTATGCGGGCCATGCGTACCGCCCAGGCGGAACTCAAAACGTTAGACGCGGCCATCTCCGCCGAGCGTTCAGCGGTAACTGAAGCCAATGCTGCTACTACCCTGGCCTATAATGAGGAAACGAAACAGCAGGCGGACGGAGCCTGGGCGATTGCTGGCGTCGGTCAGATCGTGATGGGCTTCTGTATCATCTTCATCGGCCTGTGGAACACCGGAGTGGAACACGGCTTGACGCCAACCAAGGGCGCGGACGCAGGTGCGGGCGCGGGATCAGGAAGCGGGGGGAGAAACCCGATCGGATTCGGCGGAGGACTAGTTCCAACCAGTCAGACCCCTACCCCGCCGCCCGGCTCGGCACCCGGACACAACCTCCCTGCCCCCCGCCGTCAAATCGGGTTTGGCACCAGCCACCCCACCCCACCGTCAGGAGGTGGAACGGTACCGGTTACACCATTCCCGGGGGGCAACCCTGCCGTAGCTACGCGTAGCTACGGAGCAGAAACACCAGACCCAGACAGCCTGGAAGCCCGGTCCCGCCTCGCGGCCTGGACCAAGCACAACGCCCAGATGAATGCCTACCGGGCGAAGAAAGAAACACCATCGGCCCTTGCCGGCATCGATCGCCAGCAGGAACTGATGAACCACGAGGAACAGGAACTGGCCCGGATGGGAATGCGCATTGAGCTGCAGGAATCCCCCCGGAAGGTTTACATCCTGGTGCAGATTTAGCTTTCGATTTAGAATATGATTTGTCAGGAGAGGAGGGCAGCATAGGACCCTTCCCGCTTTATACAGCACATACCAACAACGTCGGACTTACTACCACCTTCCCGCCATCCACGGGGTAGGGTGGTGGGCCCTTAACCGTACCCCGCACCTGCGGCCGCGCCCTGACCGGTGTGTCCCGGGCTGTGCTAACCCTTTTATTTTCCCTCTCGATGATTACTAACGCGCAATTGATACTGGACACGGTGAACATGGCTATGGTCTGTGAATACCTCGGCTACGATGTCAGCGCCCAAAACAGATGTGCCTGCCCCGTTCATCAAGGGACATCAAAGACGAGCTTCCGTATGAGCAAATCCGGATATTCCGGCACCTGCTACAGCCAGTGTGCCGGAAAAAACTGGAAGGTCGTAGAGTTGCTAGAGGAGTTGAACCCCAATCTGGTGTACCCCCAGATACTGGAACTGATGGCCAAGATAGGCCGGATCACGGTGGAGCGTAAAGAGTACAGCCCCGAGGAGAACGCCCGTTACCAGGAGGCCAAACGCCACAAAGAAGCTCTTTCCGCTAACCTCAAACTGGCCTACGATATTTACCCCCGGCCCGCGGGCAAAGTCGTTACCCTTCCTGATGGCCGGGGGCGCAGTCTGTCTGCCGATACCATCGCTGCTTTCGACATCGTGATCAGCCCGAACACCAACCTAGTGATGAAGGCCGCCCAGGAAGGGAGGGTAGACGAGGATATGCTGCTGGAACTCGGTGTTCTCCGCAAGTCTAAAGCGGGGCGGATGTACGACCCGTTTGCCAACCGCATCATCTTCCCCATCCATGACCACCTGAATAAGCTGGTAGGGCTCATCGGTCGCGTCACGAAGAACAACTCCAGTAAGACGAAGTACAGCAATACCGAGGAAAGCCCAATATTCCAGAAGCGAAAGGTGCTCTTCGGCCTGAAGCAGAACTGGAAAAACATCAGAGAATTCGGGGCCGTGCTGGTAGAAAGCAACATGAGCGTGGCCACGATGTACGACCAGCATCTTCGCCGCGCAGTCGCCTCGATGGGAACTGCAGTAACGAGAGAGCAGCTCCAGCTCCTCCTGCGCTACACCGACCAGCTAACAATAATTGCCGATGCTGGGCCGGCGGGTGAGAAATCCGCCACAAAAACAATGGAGATTGCGGTCGAGCTTGGCTTCACGGTAAACCTGGTTACGCTCCCCAACCCAGATAATATCGACGGCTATGATCCGGACGACTTCCTGAGAGAGGATAAGGATAACGCCGGGCAGCTACAGCGGATGATAGATAATGCCGAAGACGGAATAGAAATACTAATCCGGTCTCACTTCAGAAGAGTAGGTGATGAGTTCGAACTCAAGCGAGGAGATGACAGCCTCCGTTCCATCTCCGATCTGCTGGCCAGCATCGGCAATGATTACAAAAAAATAAAGGCGGAGGAACTGCTTGAGTCAATACTTGGGAAGAAGGAGATGAAGCTGGTGCAAATACGCGTCGGTAAGATCCTAAAAGTCCGGGAAGAGGAAGCCAAACGGCCCCGTTACAGCGATAAGGAGATCGAGCAGATAGAGAAGTTCCAAATGTACCAGCGGGGTAACCGGCTGTACGCCTGCAGCCGGATAGAGGAGAAAGGATTTCCCTTTACCAACTTTGTAGCCCGGCCGGTTATGCAGGTGATCGGAGGTAATGACAGCCAGGTACTACTGGAGCTGACCAACATAAAAGGCCAGCGGACAACGATGGAGGTGAACACCGACTCGATGACGGAGATGGGGCCCTTTAAAAAAGAAATATTACGGCGGGGCTTTTACGTCTTTGACGAGCAGGCAAAACCCCACCATTTCAGCCGCTTCATTTCGTGGCTATTCGACAGCATGAATCGCTGCCACCCGCTTACGGTATTGGGCTGGAACGAAAGCCAAAAGTTTTACGCCTGGGCCAACGGCTTATCCCTGCCCGATGGTAGCTTTAAAAAAATCAATGATTACGGCATCGTCAAACACGGCGAGCACAGCTTCTTTCTTCCGGCGTTCTCGTCCGTACACATCAGTAACCCGGGTGACGATTCCAGCAACGGGTACGAGAATATGCGAGACTTCGTGCTCGACACTAACCTCCAATGTCCGACGGTAACGAAATGGAGTAAGCTATTCGGCGAAGTCCACGGAGATAACGGAAAAGTTGGCATCGCTTTCTACGTGACCGCACTCTTCCGCAGCTACATCTTCGACCAGATGAGCATTTTCCCTATGCTCAATTTGTTCGGACCTCCCGGCCTGGGGAAATCGTACATGGCAGAGAGCATCGCCGCCATGTTCGGCAAAGCCAGAGATGCCTTCAACCTGCACGACGGCACCGACGTAGGCCTTTCCCGTCGGATAGCACAGATTAAAGACGGAGCTGCAGTATGTGAGGAATTCAATAACAATATTAGCCCGCGCCGCTTCCAAGCCCTAAAGAACTTTTACGACGGTGCCGGGCGCGAGAAGGGCATGAAAAGCCAGGATAACCGGACAAGCACCACCCCGGTAAACACAGCGATCGTACTGGTAGGGCAGCAGCAGCCGACCGCGGACGTCGCGCTGTTCGGTCGGGTGATCAGTCTAAACTTCGGTCCGCGAGACCTTCAGCCAGTAGACGAGTTGCTTGGTGATAAACTCAAAGCGATCGAAGAAACCGCCTGCCTTAGTCAGATCACCGCCCACCTGATCACTCACCGTAAAGCGGTAAAGGAAAATTTCTTCAAGCAGTATAGTACGGTAAAGAAAGACCTGGGCCGAGATATCCCGAAGGGTATAGCCAGAAACGTTTTGTCCCGATTGATTAAGAACAACGCCATCATCCTGACGACATTCAAAATCATTACCGAAATATGTGAGGAGGATTTCAGTTTCACTTACAGCGAGCTGCGCGACATCATGCACCGGATAATGGTGAAACAAATGTTTTCCATTAACCAGGAGGACGATCAGGCTACCTGGTGGGATATGATTCTGAACGCCATCCGCACCGGTGACCTGAAACACGAACGTGATTTTGTGGTAGAGTCCACTACGAGTGTTCCGAATGTCGATGTATTCACGGAAGCAGGGAAGAAAAAACAAACGTTGGAGTGGGGTGGCAAAGCAAAGAAGTTGCTCTTCCTCCACGTCCCTACCGCTTTTACCGAATACTCTTTATTGCTACGCCGAATGGGAAAGGATAATGGTATGCCCAAATCTTCCATCCAGCACTATTTGCACGGAGACAAATCATTCGCAGGGGAGAAGCCGAAGAAACTCAGTGGTACGACTAAGCGACTCAGCCTCTTCTACATCGACAACCTCCCCTTCGATATCCAACTCACCGCCGACTGGAAATCCGGTAACGACGGCCTGCCGAACGACGACAGCGCACCGCCTTTCCCAATGCCAAAAAAAGTAACGGACAAGCCCGACCCCAACGGGGACGACTTGCCCTTCTAATCATTCATTTTTATTTCAATCCAATCGTATTATGATTAACAAAGTAACCCTTGTCGGCCGTCTCGGCGGCAACCCAAAAACAAAGACCGTGGATAGCGGGGCAACCGTCGGTGGCTTCTCGGTGGCCACCAGCGAGAACTACAAAGACACAGCAGGAGAATGGCAGGAGAATACCGAGTGGCACGACATCGTGGTGTGGCGCCAGCTGGCCGAGCGGGCGGGGGAGCACCTTAAGACAGGCGACCTGGTATACATTGAAGGGAAGATCACCACCCGGAAGTGGATCGACAAAGACGGTAACCCCCGCCGCAAGACGGAGGTAGTGGCCAACTACTTCCGCCGCCTGAACAAGCGCGACAGCAATTACCTGCCCACCGAGGAACCACCCAACGCTGCGCCGGCACCAGCTGGTAAACGCAGTTCCCAACCTACCGCCGCAGCCGGCGCAAATGCAGCTACCGACGCAGGTGCTACCGACGATATACCCTTTTAGCCATGCTGTTCACCGCACAAATAAGAGGGCGACTAACCTGCCCGCCCCGTAAAGTGACGCTGGACAACGGGAAACCGGCCCACCTCCTTGCGCTACAGACTCACCGGATCAGGTGGTGCAAAGGGGAGCGGTTAGCACGGACAACGATCCACCGGGTCATCTGCACTTCCCTCGACTCCGAACCGGAAGTCTGTACGGAAGTGCAGGTGAACGGTAGCCTGGAAACCTTGACGTTTCGCTACTCTAACAACAAGGATATCGTAACCGACTACTGCATCATCACCTCCCGGATATCGATCTGCCGGAAACCAATTACCAAACCTCCAACTCCCCAACCATGCTCCTCGAAGAACGACTAACCGCCGCCGTACAAAACCTCGAAGACTTTAAACCGGAGTTGGAGGATTGGATCGACTTCCATCTGGTAGCAACGGCGGGAGGCAACCACCGCATCGAGGTACTGAGGGGTACCGTCGAGCTGGCCGAGAAACTCAAGCGCCACCGCATCAGCTGGGAGCACCTGATAAAAGAGGTTCACACACTGACGCCGCGTAAAGAAGCGGGCAGTCAGGTAGCCAAGCTGGACCATGCCGATTGATTATGACCTGTACCCACCGAACTGGAAGTCCGAGATCGTACCACGAATAAGGAAACGAGATAAGGACACTTGCACGATCTGCGGTAAGAAGGAAAACCGCGAACCGAAGGAGGGGGAGGAGCTCGTTAAATGCGGCGTTGCTCACCTCGACCACGACGAAGAGAACTGGGAAGTAAAAGATGAACGCCTGGCCGTCATCTGTGACCCCTGCCACTTCAAATACGACCGCCCGGATAACATGATGAGAATCAAATACGGGAAACGCTACCGCCAATCCATTCCTCTCTTACCCTTTAAAGAAATTAATCCATGACCTCTTTAGGAAAACTTCACACAGCCGCCGGCCGGGCCATCGCCCAGGTTCGCCGTGGTGGAACCCCCGACCTGGCCGACAGGGCCGACGCGCTGATGTCGATCGCGCTGATCGATTACTACAAGAGCGACATAACCGAAGCCCAGCTGGCGGGCTTCCTCGCTGAACTCGCCGAGGGAAAAACCGATGCCATCACTCTTCACTACGGGCACGCTGCTTTCCGGCTGCCGGTTCTACAACCTAAATAATTAACCATGCCTACGAAATCGAAACCCGTACCCAATAAGGACGTACCGATGAACTTGAAATCCTACTTGTTCTTCATCGTGATATTTATCGCTTTTACCCTCATTTGCGGAATGGCCATGAACGATGCACCGGAAGCCCCGGACGCTGAATGGAAGGACGAGATGAGTGAACTGGAAACACGGCTGAACGCGCCGACGGTTCTCTCCCTGGAGAAAGGTCGGCCGGTCGGTACCCTCCGCATCAACGGCGAAGACTACGTCATCTACACCACTAACGAAGACGACCGCTCCCGATAGGGGAGCGGCCGAATAATCACCCCTACTGCAAGGGGGCGGAGAGGTAGGAGTCTCCGCCCCAAAAGTAGGCCAAAAGAATGGCCATGATCGAAGACCTGTATTTAATTAATTACCCGCCAGCTCATGAAGTATCTGGTAAAAACAAAGAGCAATGACTGACCTTTATTCAGGAGCTTGGTGGCGAATCAAATTTTCCGAAGAAAGAAATTCTTATCAGGTACAGTGTCGAAATGATCGGTACTTGATTTGCACGAAGCCTTTTTACCTACGTGACACCGTGCTTTATACCATAGTTGACCTCAAAGAAAAAGTCCGAGGACGTGACAATTATGGTGGTTTAGGCTATGAAACACTCGCGGATTGTAGGAGTGTTTTGCTGGGACTCGAATGTGGAGACGTTGACATTTCCCATAGGCACAGAATTCCTTTAAATATCAAGTGGACATCGTCACCGATAAAGCAGGTACTCGCCGAAGATATTGACCTCCCTTTCTAACCATGCTAATCTATACTGCCTGCGCCGGTTGGATGGTAGCGCAGATTATGCGTATGACTCAAACTTATACAATGATTTTTCCGACTGAAATTCACTACAAATTAGCCAATCTCGCGATCAAGAAAGGCGTGGAGATGCTCGAACTAAAGCAGTACGATAACGCAAAGTATTTCTCAAGTCTAGCCAAAAAGCATTTTGAGCTGGCGAAGAAAGTGGAGGTACGTAATCAAGCTTATCGGGAATGGCTTCATAGCTGTTGCGCATAGTGGATGATGAACGAAGCTACACACAGCCGGGCGGCTGGATAAACATAGCCATTCACCAATTATACTAATCGCCCGGTTGACGGGTAGCGCAGATTATGCGCATAAATAAATATGATATGTTAGAAGGAATGAAGACCGACGCTGTTTTGGTTGAAGTGCTACAAGAGCGCAAACGGCAAGAAGAAAAATGGGGTCAACAAAACCACCCCCCTATTGAATACTGCGCCATTCTCGGAGAAGAAGTAGGGGAGGTCAACAAGGCCGCACTCGAAGCACACTTTGGGTATAAGTGGAAGGGCCGAAAGGACGGTTACACAGTCATTCACCAACCAAAAACAGTAGGTGCTAAACTTGCTCACTGGCGTGACCTCCGTGAAGAACTGATCCAGACAGCTGCGGTGGCGGTAGCTATGGTTGAATCACTCGACCGTAACCAACTCTGCACAACCGAGGAACATGAGGGTTTGCCGGATGACTTTGCCGAGGAGATTTGCCCCAAGTGTAGCGGTATGGGGGAGACGTTTGACGACGCCGACTATGCTGAACCTCACAAGGATTGTGACGAGTGTTACGGCAGCGGTACTGCCTGATTGCGCATAATGAACAAGGGCAGCTGTCAGCCGACGCGCCATCAAAAACTTTAAACTAACTCACCAACACTACCAGCGGCGGTTGTCAGCTGAGCGTTATTAGCTGAAGCCGCGATTAACTGAAAAATAAATAATTAATAATGGAAGTAGATAACAGAATTTGGACCGAAGGAGAAGGTCTTACGTTGTCAATGATCACTGAATTGCTGGACAATCCAGATACAGTAAAAGAAGATTTAAAAGGGTTGACGCTCGATCTAACAGACAACCTTTTTGAACGCGCAAAAGAGCGCGAAGCCTTACTTGCCCGACTAAAAAAAGTAGAGTCAGAAATAAAATTCATCAACGGCAACCTTCACAGTTGTATTCAATTCGGACAGCGTAGGCTAGAATTTCCTGATCATGTTTTTTACATACATGATCGAGAGGACAAGACCGTGGCTGTCGAATTTACTGATGGCAAGATTTTAGTTCAGGAACAGAATCTTACACGTTAGCGGTTTCAGATAATGAACGAGCAATCCACGCCGGTTGCGCTTTAAAAAACATCAAATCACTAACTGGAATTCTGCGCAACTGGACGTTGGTTGCGTTATTATGCCGCATTAATTTTATTATGAAAAAGAACGATAGATTACAGACTCCGAAGTACATCATTGATGCCCTCGGTCCGTTTGACCTTGATCCTTGTTCTGGAGAGCATACGAATATCGGCACAGTCAACTGGTGGGACGGTAGTGGTGAAGACGGGTTGACTTCTGATTGGTTCGGGACGGTCTGGTGCAATCCGCCATTCAGCCAGAAAGAACAGTGGGCAAGCAAGATGATTGGTCATGGTGACGGGATACTGATTCTCCCTGAGCGCGGATCCGCACCTTGGTTTGGCCCACTGGCAGAGGCTGCTGGTGGGTACTTCGTTATGGGAAAGAAAATTAATTTTATTGGCGGACCATCATCCAATAATCTTGGTAGTGTTCTTTTTCCATTTGGCTGGAAAGCATTTGAGAAAATACGAACGAGCAAATTACCTGGACACTTCGTAAGAGTCTCGTGGTTTCTTCCTCGTTGCGCATAATAAGTGCATTCACGTACCCCCAATATAACGATAACGTGTAGCCTCCTAAATATCCGTGGATACACGCAACACAGCCCCGCCTGCACTAGCAGTGCGGGGCTTTCTACTGTCCTTTCTTCCACTCCCCACCACCACCACCTTGCAGGAAACAACCAACCATGCGTTTCCTATACCTCGCTTTAATCCTCCTCCTCTGCACCTGCGTCCGCGCCCAGACGGACCCGCCACCCGACTACCTGGACGGCCCTCCCGGCGACCCCGTAGGACACGAAGGCGATAACGGTAAGCCCTACCTGCCCTTCGAGTGCCACACCGTAACTCCGGACGACTACAAGCCCCTCACCGCGGCGGAATTAGTGGCCGCGAAAACCGTCACCGATACCTTTCTGCCTAAAGTCTACATCGAGGTAGACCACGACCAGGTACTCCTCTACGGCGGGGCAGTAGAAGCCCGCATCTGGACCCTCATGATGTTTCAGGTAGTGCAACGGCTGTACCGGCCCGGCGCCATCATCCCGCAACCAATCGTCTACGTCCACGAATTCCCGAGCAACTACGTGGCCACCTCCAGCTTCGGAAGCCTCCAGGAGTTCCGAACCGAAACTCCAAGCCACCCGGGCGACGTGGGCATCCTCACCAGCGGCCGAGCCTCCGGTGGCGTCGCCTTCGTCGACCAGATATGCGGCCCCGCCAACACTCCTTCGCCAGCGTACGCGACAACCTCGCACCCTGGCCAACCTACAGCTGGTCTCCAGAGGTCGTTGCTCACGAGCTCGGCCACCTCTTCGGATGCAACCACACCCAGGCCTGCGTCTGGAACGGAAACAATACCGCGCTCGATGGCTGCGTGGATTCTGAGGGCAGCTGCCCCAACGGACCGCTTCCGGTAGGTGGCGGCACCATCATGAGCTATTGCCACGTAACGCAATACGGCATCAGCTTCGAGCGTGGATTCCATGAGCAGTCCTTCGCCGTGATGAGGAACCGAATGGATGCCTCCGGCTGCGTAGCCCGTAAGCCCGCCGAGCCCGTAGGCCCCCAACCCTGTACCGATTTCCCCGTCACCCTCGAACTACTAACCGACATCCACCCCCGCGAGACCTCCTGGTCCATCCTCGACGACGCGGGCGAGGCCGTCGCTACCGGCGGGCCCTACCGCAAAGACCAGTTCCTTACCGTCATCACCGATAGCCTCTGTATTCCCGAAGGTTGCTACCGCCTCCAGTTCCTCGACGCAGCCGGCGACGGCATCGATTCCGACGACTACGGCTACGGCTTCTACGCCCTGCGCCACGACGGCGAAGTCCTCGCCAACGGCGGCGTCTTCACCGACCTCGATATCCGCGAGTTCTGCGTCGGCACCCAGCCCGCCACCTGCGACCCCATCGCCCTCACCGACTTCGAACCCTACGGCGGCAACCAGGACAACGGCAGCGGCGAACTCAGCCACGACGACACGCGCCTTACCCTCACCGGCAACGCCTGGAAGAGTGTCTACCGCGAGTACGATATCACCGAGAACACGATCCTCGATGTACAGATGAAATCTCCCACCCCCGGCGAGATCATCGGCGTGGGCCTCGATGACAACCACATCCTGAGCAGCAACCGCACCTTCCGCCTCGGCGGTTCCCAGGCCTGGGGCATCTCCAACTACGCCATCTACCCGCAGGAGGGTGGGGGCTGGATGCGCGTCAGCATCCCGATCGGGCAGTACTACACCGGCACGGCCGAACGCATCTTCTTCATCAACGACAAGGACTGGGGCATCCCCGACAACGTGGCCACCTTCCGCGATGTGGTGCTCCACGAGGGCCAGTGTGGCGCGGCTACGTTTCCGGGCGCGGTCGCAGGTGCGGTGGAAAGGATAAAGAGCGGCGCCGTCTTCACCGCCGACATTGCTACCGACTGGCTATTCTCGGATATGTCCGGCCGCGTACTCCTCCGTGGCCACGTCAGCCCGGGAGCCTCCCTCCACTTCGACGAAGCAAACGTCCCCCTCGGCCTCTACACCGTCTCCTGGATGAGCGACGAGGGGCCGATGGCCGAGAAGATATTCATCTCTCCCCGCATCCACTAGCCACCTCATTATTCAATCTACTAACACATTAGTAATGCCGCATATTCTACAGGATGCCGGAACGGGGCTGGCCATCGGCGCATTTTTAGCCTTGACCATCTCCTTACTTTTCAAAATGTTCAGGGAAGACCGGGAAGCCGATAAGGTTACCGCCTCCACGCCTGACGATGCCTTCACCGATATCGACGTCGAGGAAGTTCCCGCCGACACGGTGGCCGTGGTCATCCCGATCACGGACATCGGACTACCGGAAGGGGATAAACCTTTCCGGCCCAGCTTCCTCGTTGCTCATAAGCCGGTGGCCGTCATCGAAGGCGGGTACCAGCGCCACGCCAAGGACTCCGGTAATTATAACCGCGACGGCGAACTGGTCGGTACCAACTGGGGCATCGCCGCGCCGGTGGCGGAAGACTACTTCGATCGGGTCGTCACTACTAAGGATATGAAGGACCTGGCCCCTTCCGTAGCGCATGACATCTTCCGGAAAAAGTTCTGGGACCAGATGAAGGGCAACCAGTTCCCTACCCAGGAGCTGGCCAACATCGTCTACGACGGCTACGTCAACCACGGCCGGTGGGGGATAAGGTTACTGCAGCGCGTGCTCGGCCTGCGCGAAGACGGTATCCTCGGCCCCGTGACCCTCAAGGCACTGCTTCACGCGGATCCGGACATCCTCTACAACGCCTATTTCGACGCCCGCCACCGGTTCTACCACAGCATTGTTCGTAACCGCCCCGAACAGAAGGTATTCCTGAAGGGGTGGATGAAGCGCCTGAACCATTACAAGCAGGAGGAAGCAGCTCCCGCCAAGCTCTTCACGATCCTACAGGAGTACTGGAGGGCTTGATACGACTTACGATTGGATTTAACAGGTCACCGCCCGGCTCCGTCACGATGGAGCCGGGCCTTTTTATGCCCTCCATAGCTGATTTGCGTGTACGGAATTGTGAAAGATTTCAGGTTTTGCGTTAACGGTTACATCTGATCATCTGAAAATACCTAGAAAACAGATGTAACTTGTGTAACCTGTGTAACCCGAAATTAGTTAACTGATTATCAGTTAGTTATAATTTCGTTTCCGGTTACAAATTTGGACCTTATTTGTAACTTTCGTGTAACCGTAACTTAAAAGTACGTTACGGTTACACGAAAGTTACAAATTCAGCCTGAATTTGTAACCGGGACAGGTATTGATAATCAGTCAGTTACGCCCGGTTACACAGGTTACACAGGTTACATCGTAAATACACGTGCCTCACTCAGATTGTGAAAAACATCTGATCCTGATCGATTATCTGTTTGCGTCGAAGTCGGTTGTGAAAACAAAGCGGCTACTTATTATATAAAAACGCTATGCGTACCGTTTACTTTTCGTATTTTTAATTGAGCGTGGCGCATACCTACTTTTCAAACCTCTTTTTTCATTTTCCCTACTGCAATTTGAGCGGCCGGCCCTGCCCAGGCGTCGGCCGCTTCACTTTCCAGTCCTTTCATTTAGTAGCAAAGTGCCTCACCTTGCAGGAGCAATCACTCCCCAAGGCATGAAAGAAATATTTATTTTTTTGAAGGAGAACGCCTGGCTCCGCTACGCATTAGGTGTACTCTTTTTTATGATCATTGCACGAAAGCCCACGCTGCGTTATTTCCGTTGGATGATGGTTAAAAAAGCCACCAGCCAGGAAGTGAGTGTTTACGAGATTTTGCGGGGCGAGATCAAAAGTCTAAGCACTGCGCTCATCGACGCCCAGCAAACAAAAAGAGATGCCCTGGAAGAAGTAGCTGACCTTAAGCAAATTAACAAGCGGCTACAGGAGGTAATTAATAACCAAAATAGAACCGACAAATGATTTTTGGGAACATATTTAATCCACAGAAGAAAGGGCTTACCGAAGGGCAGGCGCTGGAACTCATTGACCTGGCCCGTTCAGTAAGAGAAGGGTTAGAGGGAGGAGGCAGGGTCTCCTACGCCGACCTGAAGGCTGTTCCTTTCGCCAGGTCTTCGAAAGATGCTATGGTCATCAATGAGAATATCGATTGCTACCACCTGGAACTGCACAATGATGAGTTGTCAATCTGGGATGTGGAGATGCGGCCGAACAGCCAGTTTGGAATCCATGACCACGACGCGGTAGAGCAGATATGGGTATTAGAAGGGCAATGCACCGTGGACGGTGTTAAGGTCCGTCGCTTCGGCACCAGGCGTTTTGCCCGTGGTAAAGAGCATAACG